TCAAAAACCTCGAGGTTTTTGATCTTGACCTATGATCAAGTTATGGTCACAACGTCCATGCTCGCAGCATCAAACCTCACAAACGCACAACTACTACACGAAGTAAGACAACTACAAAAAATAGATGACCAAGCAGCACTACCCCACCCAACCCAACTACTCCGCCGCATCATCCCCAGATACGTCAACAGACCACACATCCAAGTAATATCAGACAACCTAGAAAAAATACGCACCAAACAAATAGACCGCCTACTCATCACAACACCACCACAAGTAGGCAAAACCGTCACATCAGTAGTAGGAGCATCCTACTGGTGGCTCGCCAACAACCCAACAGACCGAATCATCATCGGCAGCTACGGAGACCAACTAGCAGTCGACCGAGGAAGAGACGTCCGAACCCTCATCCGAGCAACCGGCAACCGCTACAACCTCGCGCTCGCACACGGATCAGCCTCAGTACAAGACTGGCGCCTCAAAACCGGGGGAGGCATACGATCCGTCGGTGTCGGATCAGGTATCGCGGGAACCCCCGGGGACCTGGTAATCATCGATGATCCACACAAAAACCGGCAGGAAACCGAATCAGCCACCTACCGCAATACCGTCTACAGCTGGTACATCGCAGATATTCTGAGTCGAGTGGCGCCAGACGCGCCCGTAATCCTGGTCATGACCAGGTGGCACCTAGATGACCTAGCTGGAAGAGTCATCCGGGATGAGGGCACAACCGATGAAGGTGGTCGCTGGCATGTCGTCCGCATGCCAGCGTTGTGTGATGATCCCGAACATGATCCACTAGGACGCGCCTACGGCGAACCCCTCACCCACCCAAAAATCGAAGTTGATGATGTCGAGCGGGCTATGCGCCACTGGGAAGGGAAACGAGCATCATGCGCCTCAGCCATACGTGAATGGTTCTCGCTCTACATGTGCGATCCGAAACCCAGTGAAGGCGCACTCGTCACCTATGACCTGATGAAATCCAGACACCACCACCAAAACCAGCCACGAGTAAAGCGCACTGCCGTAGCGGTAGATCCATCGGGTGGCGGACGTGACACCGCTGGAATCGTCGGCGGATACCTCGGCACCGATGATCGGCTCTACATCACCCACGATCGATCAAAGTCCATGCCAACTCACGAGTGGTCCAAAGAGGCATGTCGGCTGGCTGCTGAAATCGACGCGAGCATCATCATCTTTGAGAAAAACTTCGGCGGCGACATGGCGGGTCGGTCTATTCGAACCGCGTGGTCTGCTCTCCAGCTTGAAGAAACAAACAAGATCAAAGCCGGAATCATGGAAGCAGAACCCAACATCACTGCCCGTGACCTAGAACGACGTGTCCGAAACGTTGAACTCACCTACGGTCACTGCCCACAGATACGTGAAGTGGTAGCGAGGAAGAGTAAAACCCTACGGGCTGAGCCCGTGGCGCAACTTATCGTGGAGGACCGAGTTAGGTTAGGTGCATACCTACCAGATTTGGAGAGTGAATGGTGCACCTGGCAGGGATCCGGGGACTCCCCCGGAAGAATCGACGCATCAGTATATCTCGCCTACGCTCTGCTACCAAAAATAGCAACGCAGGGAAACAAGTCGGCGGCACCGACCGGTACGCTTCCAACAACGCATTTTGGAACTTCCAACAGGATTCCAAAGCTAGGCTAGGAGAAGCATGTCTTACTCGCTCGGACGAATCGTCAACCATGATCCACAATCGAAGATGTACCCACATGAACTACCAGTAGACGTATGGATACGAGACGTAACCTGGCAACGTTACTCCCCGATCATCGATCAGGGAAACCTCGGCTGCTGCACGGGCGCTGCCATGGCAGGCTGGTTGGGATGCGCCCCGCACGTACAGAACGCCGAGCAAGCCAACGGCTTTGATCTCGAATACGCTCACAAGCTGTACAGCCGAGCGACACACATCGATCCGTTCCCAGGTTACTGGCCACCCGACGACACCGGTTCCAGCGGTCTCGCCGTAGCCAAAGCAGCCAAAGAATTCAAGAACATCAGCAGCTACCGATGGGCCTTCTCCGCCGATGGGCTGGTCAAAGCCCTCCAATCAGGGCCGGTAATCATCGGGATTCCCTGGTATGAGGGCATGTTCACCCCTGATCGGGATGGGCGTATCTGGCCTACCGGCGCTATTGCGGGTGGTCACGAGGTTCTTATTCGTGGTCTGATCGGACGTGATTTGATCTTGTCCAACAGTTGGGGTACCGGATGGGGTATGCGTGGTGAGGCGTTCCTACCGTTGGATGTTTGGGCTGCCCTGCGTAAACAGGATGCCGATGTCACCATTCCGGTCATCTAATACGCTTGCACGGTTGCGCGTATCCGTGTTAGACTTGCTGCATGATGATGATCCTGGGAATCACAGACGAATGCACCACCTGCGAACTATGCGGACGTGTGGAACTGAAGTCAACGGTCATCATCGGCGAAGATGGCGTAGAAACCGGCCGCTACGGCTCCAGCTGCGCCTCAAAGATCCTCGGTCGCAAGGTGGCAATCAAGGTAGCCCGGAATATTGAGGCGATACGGAGCGCCAACCTGGCAACCGAGATGAGCAACGCTCGTAAGGCTAAGGCCGCTGGAGACATGGGGGCATTCGCTTACCATGGCAAGGCTATCCTTCGCCTGATGCTTCATCCGGGAGAGAAAGAGGCAGTGCGCGCACTGTGTGCTAGCTGACCAGCACATACAGGGGCCTATCACTAATTGGTGATAGGCCCTAGTCATGCTTGCATGCATGCGTAGAGACGTGTAGGATTGATGGCATGGTAAGAATTTATCTAAAAGACTACGAAATGGCAGAGTACGTAGCAGACCTACTGAAAGAACACAGTGGATACTTGTCAACACAAGGAGCAACACTATTCACAGACGCTAACGGACTGGCAATCTTGGAAGAATTAGATGAGACCCTAGACGGCTGGTGCGACGGTGAATACGTGTGGATAGGAGGAGAAGCATACGAAGTTGACTAGCCCTACACACGGTTAGGCCCCTAGGTGGATCAGCAACCTAGGGGCCTAACTGCGTTGAAGCGCAGACAGATACTCTCACCTAGGCTCTGCTAATGGCAAGCTCGGACGAACCCCATACGGCATGCCCTTTAACAGCCGTATAGTCCGCATACGCTGAGTATCAACCAGGCGAACCACCAGACCACAATTGACACACACATGCCCCCGCATATCCGTAACTGGCAGTATGCACGTACACGTCTCATGAGCACTTTTCGCCATCATGCACTCAGCGTGATACATGCCCTGCTCACCCATCCACCACGGAACATCCGGCTTATCCCAACCGCAAGTGTTCACCGGTGACTCGGAACTACTGCTCCCATCACACCAAGCACATTTCGTCAACCAACGTCGTCTAAGGCGCTGCCAAGCCACGATCTTCACATTCCAGTGCCACACGTGCCACTTCATCCGGTGCCACTTGCAGATCCTGCCGGCGTCGTTCCCTCCAGGCTCGACATGCCAGACAGTGAGCAGCTTAGGAATATCAAACAGCAACACATGTGGATCATGCATAGGTCACACCAAATCCGGCCTATGATCAACACATGGTTTCACCGGCCACTATCGTCATATACATGCTGGCAGTCGCCAGGATAACCACACTGATCACACACGATCAGATCACCCTACCGCTAAGGCAATGGGCTATCAGCCGATTCGACCCATACAAGCGTGTCCACAGGTGGATCGTTTACCTACTAGGTGAACCTGATGGGGACGCAACCGGATGTCCGTGGTGTGTGTCTATCTGGATAGCGTTTTTGATGCTCCCCACATTGATCTTATGGCAATATGCCTGTATGCCACTCATCGCCCTAGCCGCATCTCAGGTTACGGGCATGACCTTTAAATGGGGTCGCTCATGAAACTACGCAAAAGCGATATGCGGCAACTGGGCGTAGCCGACCCCAGCATAGCCGCACAAATCGAACAACTGTTCTATCCGCCAGTCATCTGGAAATTCCGCCAACACACCCGCACCAAACTCAACCAACTCACCACACAATCAGCACGAAACCTCACCAAAACCGGAGCCATAACAGCAGCCGTCAGCCGCTACACCATGGACGGAAGCTGGAAAAACTACTCATTCGGTGACAGAGCCTGGCAAACCGACTCATGGCGCCTATACGACATCGTAGGACAACTACGCTTCATCGCTAACTGGGTAGGCAACTCAATCAGCAGATGCGACCTATACGTAGCAGACGCCCTATCCAACGGCATAGCCGGTGAACCAGTAGAAGACCCTGAGATCGCTGATCTAGCGAACGTCCCTCTAGGCACCGGTGACACCCGCGCAGAGAACCTACGCCTAACAGGAATCGACATGTTTGTATGCGGAGAAGCATACATCGTAGCCGAAACCGGAACAAACAATGACACATGGTGGGTAGTCACCAACAGCCAAATCAACAAACAAGGCAAAAAAATACTCATAAGCCGTCCACCATCACAAGGCGGCACACTCGAATACAAAGACGGACAAGACCTAATCCTACGAGTCTGGACACAACACCCCAGAGACACCAACCAACCAGACAGCTCAGTACGCGCAGCAATACCAGACCTACGCGAACTGGAAGCACTCAGAAAACGCGTCTTTGCCGAACTTGACAGCCGCCTAGCCGGTGCCGGACTACTCGCCCTACCCGACACCATGGACCTACCACACGGAGACGACGACCCAGCAGGAGCAACAGGATTCTCAGCCCTCTTGGGACGCATCATGTCCCAATCACTACAAGATCGATCCAGCGCTGCATCCATGGTCCCCATCATCACAACTGGTGCAGCAGAAGACATAGAGAAAATCCGACACATCACATTCTGGTCAGAACTATCAACACAAATACCAGAACTCAGACAAAGCGCACTCGCCAGTCTCGCACAGTCACTGGATGTTCCACCCGAAGTAATGATAGGGATAGGATCAAGTACAAATCACTGGAATGCATGGGCAATCAGCCGAGAAGCAGTCCAAGTACACATAAAGCCCATACTCACCCGCATAGCGGCAGCCCTCACAGAAGGCTACCTCAAACCAGCCCTCGAAGCGATGGGCCTAGACCCAACCAAATACTGCTTCGCATTCAACACCTCGCCCCTCACCATCAACCCAGACCGCTCACAAGATGCACTCGGCATGCACGACCGCCTACTCATCTCAGATCAAGTAGCACGCGAATCCTCATCCTGGGAAGAAACCACCCAACCCACCCAAGATGAACGCGCCCGTCGCCTCACAGAAAAACTCCTACTCACCAACCCAGACGCGGTACTAAACGATCCAGCTTTGCGGAAACTCATCGGTCTACCAGCTGGCACCGGTGTTCCCGTGGAATCTGGAAGCAACCAGCCCGAACCAGCACCCGAACCAGCACCAGTCGAGGGACCACCAGAGGAACCAACCACCACCGAATCCAACCAGGTAGCAGCTATCGAGGCAGCGTCTACGACACTGGCCGAGATAGCGGCACGCCGCTACATGTCCCTAGCAGGGGCAAAGCTGGTACCGCACCGTGAACGCCCATCTGATGTACCAAGGTGGAACCTACACACAGTGCATGGTCCAACAGACAAAGCTGATCTGCTGGTACCAGCAACGTGGCGGGAAGAGTTCATCGGTCTAGGGCTCGATGAGATGCTACCCGATATTGAGCGGCACTGTATGACACTGCTGTATCAGGGACGACCGTTCGAATCTGGGCAGGCAGTCAATGCCTAGCGCTGTCGAGGAACCTTGGGATGGTGAAGGCATTGATCCGTGGCTACCCAGGCAGCTTGCCGATGAGTTGGACGCTGATGTTGCTGAGAGTAGTTTTCGGTTGATGCTCGCCGATGGATTGGCGCGGTGGTTGAAGGCTATATCTGGTGCGGTACTTGGGCAGGCGATACCAGACATCTATGCGCTGTACACCAAAGATCAGATGTGGCGTGATGTTGTTGGTGGACTGGTTGACGGTCCGTTGAAAACCTCCATGGTCAACATGTACACGGATCTGCTCGGTAAGGGTGACTGGGAGAAACGAGCCATGGTCACTCAGCAGCTCGCTGAGGCTACGAATCGTATGCTGCGCTTCTCCGATACGGTGTTTGACCTGCTCAGTGATGAGAAGACTCGGATCACACAATCTGGGAGGAGCGTACAGGATGTTGTGGCTGGTCTGTCGATGTTCCTGGGTTCGGATGAGAAGCGCTGGGATGTTAAGGCGAATCTGATCACGCGCACCGAGGTTCTGTCAGCGCTGAATGCTGGTCGGTTCGACGCGATGAAGATTATTGGTGAGGATAGTCCTGGCCAGCTGTATCACATGTGGTTGTCAATGCATGATGAGTTTGTGAGGTCATCTCATATGATCGCTCATGGACAAATAGTACCAATTGGGCAAACGTTCGAAGTTGGATTCGACCTGCTCCGCTTCCCATGTGATCCACTGGGAAGTATAGAAGAGACAATCAACTGCCGATGCCGAACCGTCCAAGTTGACAAAAATGGCAGAAGCGTACAGAAAGGCTGATCATGGCAGACGATGTTTGGCGCGGCATGCTCGCACCCCTAGACGTACCAACCGGAGACAAGCGCCGGTTCTTGTCTTCCGGAGTCACCTCCCGTGATCTACCCCTGCCACTCAAGTGGCAACGGGTTGACGCTGAGGGACACGAGGATTCAGTCATCGTGGGATCAATGGACGAGATCAACTACGGTACCGTCCAACAAGCGATCGACGGTGGATGGATTGATGCCAAGTGCATCAAAAAGGGCATGAGTGCTGACCTCATGGGAGCGTGGGGTATCGGCAGATTCTTCCAGGTAAACAAGGATGAGATGCCACGTCTCTACGAAGATGTGGCCGAAGCTATCCTACTCAGTCAGCAAAGCGTTGTCGGACCGTCAGTTGATCCTGGCAGTTATGAGTACGTGCTAGCCCGTGCGGGTAGTGATGAGCCTATGAGCGATGAAGATCTTGATGAGACCATGTATGAGGATCCCGACGTTGAGATTGAGAACGAGCTGCTGTTCACCGCGTACGAGATTGCAG